GAAGCGTCCCAAAAGAACTTTGCGGTTGTTCCGGTGTCTTCGTAGAATGAGATGTCTCCACCGTTGTCAAAGTCTGCTAGTCTAGCACCCGTGTCATCATTGGTAATTCTGAGGACACCACCATTGCCTTGAATTTGAAAGTCGGTATTGTTGCCTCCCGCGGTATCCTTGAACTTAATTACAGGACCATCGGTTTCAACAGTCAACTCATCAGCCGTGAGTGTGCCTGTTACGTCTACGCCTGTGGCTGAGGTGGCTAGCTTTTGTGAGTTGTCGTAGTAGATTTCTACAGCACCGTTGTTAACTGCGCGAACAAAGTTTTCACCACCGTAATTCTGTAAACGTAAGTTGTTACCGTTGCTCCTAATGTAAAGATCGCCAGTCCCTAGCTCATCAATGTAACTACCAGACCCATCATGGTAAATCTGTAGGTCATCACCAGCACCCCACGTAGACTTAACATTGTCTGGATGTTTGTTTAAATCTTCAATATCAATCCGCTTAGTTTGCGAGACACTGTTGTCAACAATAACCAATTTGTCGTCTGCTGCTGGTGCTGCGTTTAAATCTGTTAAGGCAGAAATTTTAATATCAGCCATGTCTTTACTCCGTAATAATTTGGTCGCCTGACTCTGTAAGTATGCCGTCCCAAGTCTCGGTTACAAGCCTAGCCCCAGAAATATACTTAACATATAATCGTATGCGTCTTAATATCGCTATGGATATACGCATATCAGCCTCGCAGAGACAATATAATGTCTACGTCATTCCCAGATCCGCTTGCAATAGCAGGTCTCATATACAAAGCCGCTGACGTAAACTCAAAGTAAGAGTTACTTGTAGCGTCCATAGTATTCCCAGATAAATCTTTAGCGTCGAACCAAGTCGTACCGTCATTAGACACCTGTAACGTAACCGTAGCCCCGCCAAACGTACCCGAGATCTGTACAGACCCAGCAACTGCGGCAGTATCAATTAGTCCAAATGAATTAAGTGTGTCGCCAGTAGCGACAGCTTCCCATAAAACTGTAGTTACCGTTTGACCGCGAATTGTAGTCTTGGTAAACTCTGGTGAGATTGTAGCCATAGTATGTCCTCACATGTGATTACCGCTAAGATATCACGTCCAACCAGCGGCAGCAACTGTCTTTATCTCACGCCTACTTTGCAGCTGCTCACCACCGCCTGTCGATATGTGTAGCATAAGATACTGCAATGCCTCTGCTACGTGACTGTGCTTGTTTTTATCAATCGTGTCAACCACCCGCTCCTTGTACCTATACCCACCCATCATCGCCGCCTTGAGTTTGCTACAGCGTGGGTCTACAAGAAACGCAGGGTCACCGTCCACCTGCCGCATTAGATAGTCATCAACCGCACTGATACGCGCTGTGACGCTGTTCGTCTTGGCTGGTATGACCCGAAGCCCCTCAGCCTTGATTATGTCCACAGCGCTCCTCTCGTCCGTCTGTGCCCTCTGCACACCCGCTGGGTCAACAACAATCAGCACAGGCGCTCCCGAAAAGCGTTCATACAGCAAGGGCTTCAGTATCGTCCTCACGAACCTCTGCACGCCCATGTCAAAGCTCACAGCCTCGTCAAGTATCAGTGCGCGTCCACGCGGGTCCTGCTGTCCAATCACTGCGGCAGGCGTTAAGCCAAGGTCCATACCAACAACGACAGGACGAACGCCGTTAGATATGTGCCGCAAAGACTCCCTAGCCATGTGGTAGTCTGGCCTAAAATACTTATACACTGGCTGACCAGCGCTCGACAGCCCGTACTCACCGTCGATGTAAACGCGTATATACTCTTCAGATCGACCCTGTGTGTCATAGTAACCCTCCGGTAGATTGTCTATGTTCTCAGCGTACGGACTGCGCCCACTGGGCTGCTTAAACACTTCCCAACCATTGTCGTTGTAACTGATCCCGTCTTTGGGATCTAAGTGTTCCATCTGGTAGTACCACCATGTATCCATAGTGGGTGGGTTCGTGTCGCCCCACATACCAAACCAAGTCGGCCCGCCATCTTTCGCACTGGGGTAACGGCCAATACGTTTAGACATCGCATCAACAATATCGGGGTGTATGTCCCTACATTCGTTAAACCAAGCGAAGGTCAATTCTAAAGAGTTAAGGTTCGCCACGTCGTCAGAGTCATCCAGTGCCCTGAACATGATCTCGCACTCAACATCGCCAACCTTAAAGAAATATGTTTTGGTCGTGCGCATGAACTGCCCACACACGCCCGGAGGGAACCAATCGAGGAATGTCTTTATCGTCGTATCAGACAGCTGTCTGGCCGTCTCCCGCACAATCGCAGCTCGACTCTTGCGTATCCCCTGATCGTTAGGCTTTTGCATTGACGCACGGCGTATGACCTCAAACGAAGAGCACACGCTCTTACCACTTCCTACAGGCCCCATCAGCACGCGCATCTTGGCGTCGCACTCCATGAACTTACTTGCAACGGGTGTAGGTGTGTAGTCTATGTTAAGTCCCATTGTTCACCCACAGTACGATAAATTGAAGTCCATGTAGTTTGTGTTTAACTATCTTAACCTTATGCGATACGCCAGCGGCGTACAGCTCTGCTAAATACTTGGCACACAGCATCGGGCGTTTAAACACTCTGGCTGGCATACCGTTATAGGTCTCAGTAAATTCACTCCGCAACCTCTTCGTATTCAACATCTTCGAGTGCTGGTCTTGCATCGACCTCATGATTCTGTCCACCAAGATTGATTGTGATCTTAACACCACCGGATGCGTCCGTGGTCACTTGGTCGTTCTTGGGCTCAAGCCCAGCCCACTTCACTGTGGATTTTATTAGGTCAGCCTTGACCGCTGGACTTGTAGTGGGGTCGTGTATCAAAACCCACGATGTGGTCAACAGTTCCTCCGCTTGTGCGCGAGCCTTCATTTTGAATGTTAGGCCCTTATCACGCACCTCGTCGCGCAGTGACTCTACCTTTTTCAAAAACACAGGGTCGCTGTTGAACCGATTGATATCGGCAACCTCAATGTTGTGGCGCTCCATCAGTTCTTGCAGTGTATCACCAGACCCCTCTAAGAGTAGGGCCATATCCATAGCAAGCCGATCAGACCACTTCGTATGACGTAAAGGTAGTGTGTCCATGCCGCGAGTCTATGCGCAGTGGAAGAAGTGTGTCAAGAAATTTTGTATTTAACTTTACATGTGTGTATAGTTTTGGTTTTTGGGGTTGTGATGTGAGAGGTTTACTACATACGCGGGGGTATGCGCGTGTCAAGTCCATGTGCCCCCCTACCCCCTTGCCGTGTTGGGTCGGATCAGGTAGGGTCTGGAAAGCCCGAGAATAGGGCAAACTTGACATTGTTGCTAAGTTAGGGCAGTCTGGAATCACTGGCTAGCGACTGTCTCGAAACAGCACGCCGCCGGACGGGCAGGAGCCACACGCACTTAAATGTGACGGTGAGCGGATCCCGAACCCTTAACTTACTTGAATCCTTAGGAGGATTTGTTATGGCTAGTAAATTGTGGACACGCGGCAACGTTGATGTTGTCGTAGATGGTGATAAGGGCGCGGTTATTTTGGAACGCGGTGATGAGTTTGCACCTCATGAAGCTGAGGCAATCTTAGAGTACGTACTCGAAGAGGCCAAGGCCACCAAGACGCCGATAAACCGCTACTCGGTTTACATTCCGGACATCAAACTGGCTAAGGATGCTAAGACGATCAGCGCCGCCGCTGTCGCCGGAGCATTTAAGAAGCACGGCAACGTCGCGCTTCTGGCCAATAAGTTTGGTAATCCCTTCCTACTGATCGCCGAGCCGCCGGAGAAATCCACGGTCAAGCGAGCGACTAACCGCCGCAAGGTAGTACGCCGCAAGTAAGTCCACCGCTCCCTCGCAAGAGGGAGCTTTCTTTTCGGAGAACACTATGATTCAGATAGGAAACTGGGTAGCACTACGATGCCACCCTGCCGCTATAACCTACAGGAATGACCGATACATTCGCGTAGGCAAACTCAGAGTCCAGACCTACGTAGTCCTAGGTAGGTTTGCTATAGGCAAACTCAGCAAGCTCTGAACACCACAGCCCCTCGCAAGAGGGGCATTTTTTTATGCCTGAAAAAACCTGCCGAACGAAGACGCAGTTAACGAGGGGGGATCGCGCTAGCTCCCAGTTTTTAGTTAGGTAGTAAGACCATACGTCGGGGGGTCGAAGTTCATCCAAGCCGCATATACATAAACTTTACAGCGCTCAGGGTCATGGCATGTGTAAAGTTATCTATGAAACTTTACATGTAAAGTTAGTAATGTAAAGTTAGTACAACTATCTGTAAAAACGCCTGAAAAACCCTTTAAAATCAAGCACTTACAAAAAACGTTCGAAATCGGCCTTCGTAACTTTACAACTTTACACCCGTAACTTTACACTTTTTTAACTTTACAAATCGCTGAAAGCCAGTAACCACGGGGGATACAGAGGAGTGTAAACTTATAACTATCTATAAAACTATCTATTATCTAATCTATCTATGATTTTATAGCGGTCGCGTGCGAGGTTTCTGGCATAACTTTACACTTTGACTTAACTTTACATGTTAAGTTTCTACGCCAATTGAGAACCATTATTATTTAGCCCAAAATACCCCCATTTTAGATAGTTGGCTCGCAAGCCATTGAAATCGTTACACTTTTCTGAGAACTTTACATTTGTAAACTTAGATAGTTGCGCTCTAAGTCATTGATTTTTAAGTAACTTTACTATCTGTAAACTTAGATAGTTACACGAAATTTGTAGATAGTTCTATATAAAATTTAGATAGTTCCGCAAACTTGACATCGGTTCGGGTCGGTGGCAGTCTGTCGCTGACCCCAGTGGTCGGCGTGTAAAGTTACTAACTTTACATGTTAAGTTGTTAAGTTATACCCTCAATTCAATGAAACTTTACAAGTGGAGATATATTATGGACGTTCAATTCCTTCCTGTTAAGCCTGACATCAATGTGGATGATTGCATGGCTACGTTAGTGGAAAACATTAAAACGATGATTCGTATCGACGACATTGTTGCAAACAATACAACTGGTATTAAGAGTGATAAGTTTGAAGCAATGATTGATGAGTTCGATGAAGCGACAGCCCAAGTGATGGATATGGGTCGTTTACTTCTTGAGTATTATGCTGATTAATTAACCCGCCCCGTTCAGGGGCATTCTTTGAAACTTTACAAGTGGAGATATATTATGATTACTTTACATCCTATCCTTGGTTACACCACTAAAGCTGAGACCATCAAAGAGTGGGAGTTAGGTTATTCATTCGTCGCCAAAGGTAACACACCTTTCTCTGGCTCTATCATTAACAAGTCTGATGTTAAGTTGCTCAAGGAATACGGCCAAGATCGTGTGGCTCTTGTGTTCCAGTCTGGTATTGAGTTCGAGTGTATTGAACTTGACACAGTAGAGGTGGCCCTATGAAAACAAATTCTAGAATGCTTCACATTAGCTCTGTCACGGCAGAGCTTAACGACCTAGTACAAGAGTTAAATACCCTGACGAACAGGGCAAAGGCTAGCGCCGAGACAACTCATGACTGTGAGTCTATGTATAACTATTACTGTGGCAAAAAGGATGCATATCTGCGAGCCCAGTCCAAGGTACTCGGTGTAATCGTCAAGTTAATGGATGAGGTATATGACAATGAGCAGAGTTAAAAACGCAACATTTGCAGACATCCGTAAACATGTTCAGGATAAGGTGGAGTTCGACTCCACCACTGGCAATCTCTTTTCCTGTATCTATTCATATGGCAATAAATCTAACAAACGCTATGTGGTCTTTTCATATGGGGGTCATTGGCCCCTGTTTGTCTATGACTTTAATACTGACCGTTGGTTTGAGAACGATGACCGCTATTCCAATACGACATCCAAGCACCGCAGATACGCACACCCATTACCACCAGAGGGGACGACAAAGTTATCTTTGGATGAGATGAGGGTCTTATCTGACTACGGCTTGAAAGCGCTTGCGCAGTGGAAGATGGGGGGTAGGCATGGAATCTTGTAAACATGTTTGTGATTGTGGTGAGTCTATTGATCCTCGCAGATATTCTGCGGGGTATACTTGTTGTTTAACCTGTGGCGAGAGGGAGGCTCGCAATGTAAAGCACTGCATCGTACCGATGCATAAGTCGAACTATACAGTGGTGACAGATAAGTCACTGCTGTTTCAACTCAACAAATCTGGGAGATAAGTCTATGAGCAGATTCAAGCGTCTGTTTATTATTCGTGAAGGCAAGAACGGTCGTCCACTGCGAGGTGATGACGGCAAGGTAATCTATTTCAACGATAAAATGTTGGCTAAACGTCAGCGTCAAGACGATCAGGTCGTGTCATACGGCCCAGATCACAAACTCTATAAAGGACAAGCCGGAGAGGAGCTATAACATGAGACCACAACTATTAGCAGAGACACTTGAGTCGCTTATCAAGGCACGTAGGACAGTGTGCATTGAAGGTGCCCCTGGAGGGGGTAAGACAAGCATCGTGAGAGATGTTACCAGTAAACTAGGACTGCCGTACATCGAGCGTCACATGCCGACCATGTTGGTGGAAGACTTTGGTGTGCCTGATATGGCGTCAAGTTCCAAGTCCTTTGGCTATAAAATGCCTGATTGGTTTCCCGATGCAAGAGACCCTGATACACCGAAAGCGGGTGTGCTGTGCTTTGACGACAGGAACCAAGCCAATGCTGATCTTCAGAAAGTGTTGGCCAATATATGCCAAGCTAGGACATTGCATGGTGTGCCGATGCCTGATGGGTGGACAGTAGTCTCGACTGGTAACAGGCAGAGTGATAGGGCAGGGGCTAACCGAGTGCTTACACACCTTCGTGGTCGTGAGACAGTGATAGAGTATGATACACACTTGGATGACTCAACGTCTTGGATGCTCGCTAACAATGTCCGGCAGGAAGTGGTGAGTTTTCTTCGGTTCAGACCTAACCTGTTACATGACTTTGATCCACAGCGTGACAGTAACCCAACGCCAAGGACATGGGTTGAGGGTGTGAGTGCCATACTTGATGTAGTGCCTAAGGACGCTGAGTATGAGTGCTTCAAAGGTGCTGTTGGTGAGGGCGCGGCGGCAGAGTTTGTTGGGTTCCTGAAGATATTCCGCAAGTTACCTAACCCTGATGCTGTGCTGATGAACCCAGATACAAGCGATGTTCCAACGGACCCTGCCACACTGTATGCCTTGAGTGGAGCGCTTGCCCAGAGGGCAACGGAGAGTAACTTTGAGCGTGTCTGTCGCTATGTTGAGCGTATGCCTGCCGAGTTCTCTGTGTTGTCTATATCAGTGGCGGTCAAGCGTGATCCTGAGCTGTGCAATACCGGAGCGTTTACCAACTGGGTGACCAAGCACAATGACGTACTGTTCTAGGGAGATGTTATATGAACTTTACAGTAGCAAGAGTACACGGCCTTGAGAAAGTCAGGGTCGATGCAAAGCAGGATATGTCCTTGCCCCTTAAACGGGGCACTATCTATGTCTACCGTACGGTGGTAGGTGACAACAACAAGTTAGTGCAAGTACCACTCAAACTGGACAAACAACACAGCTACAAAGAGTGGTCTGGCTGTTGGAGCGCGTTATGATTATGTTCGAGGTGGGTGATGTGTTTGTGGTTAGGGATCGGCATTCACTTGTGGTGTGTGATAGTCGGGATAAATCAACGAGACATTTTCCCATTGGTCATAGTGGTCGGTGGGAGCATGTAAGGCAGTACGCAGTAGAGTTAGCAAACAAACCTAAATGAGGGAGTGAAGATATGAAACTATCGGATAGAGCGTTACTTGTTCAGTTGTCAATTAGCCAGTGGTCAGCACGCAAGTATGATAAGCGTGTAACGCAAGAGATTGCGCAGAACTTTGGCGCTAGTCGTGGTGCTGATGTGGGTCGGTATAACAAGAACTTACTGCCCATTGATGACTACTTGAATGATGTGCATACCAAGAGTCGTGAGATACGTACCAAGTTCTACAAGAACACCCTGCCTTGGGGCTTGGAAGGGGCGCAGATTCTGCCCAGTAAGAACTACCTTGGGTTTATCAGTGACTTTCGCCAAGAGAAAGCAGAGTGGGAGTACTTGGTAGAGATATTTCTACGTGAGTATCCACGGCTCAAGGCCGAGGCCAAGCGCATTATACCGTCTGGTATGTATAAGGAGGATGACTATCCAGATGTGGATGCAATGGCAAACAAGTTTAAGTTAGATCTAGCTGTGTTTCCTGTGCCTAGCGGTGACTTCCGTGTTGAGCTTGCCGATGATGAGCTAGCTAAGATACAGGCTGATGTTGAGGACCGTGTTAAATCAAGTGAATCTGTAGCCATGAAGGAGGCATGGCAGAGAATATATACCCCAGTTGAGAAGATGGTTGAGAAGCTGTCCGATCCCAAGGCTATATTCCGTGACACTCTGGTGGAGAATATACAAGAGATATGTTCTGCACTACCTAATCTAAACTTCGCAGATGACCCAGACCTTGAAGCCATGCGACAAGAGGTGGAAGCAAAACTGGCCAATCAAAACCCAGATTCATTGCGGCTTGACCCAGTGTTGCGTGCTGATAAGGCGGCTGAAGCGAAGGATATTATGTCCAAGATGGGCGCATTTATGGGAGGTATCTAATGGATATTGAACGCAGACTTTCCAAGGCCAAGACGGCCTTGGTTCTTGAACACCCGTTTGTTGGGAGCATAGCTCTCAACTTACCCTTTATACTGACCGATCAAATACCTACAGCGGCAGTGGATGGGAAGCGGGTGGCATTTAACCCTGACTTTGTTGATAGCTTGAGTGATGAGGAGCTTAAGTTCTTGATTGCACACGAGTGCTTTCATCCCATGATGGAGCACAATTTCAGACGTAATGGTCGTGATCCCAAGCGTTGGAACCAAGCGTGTGACTATGTGATTAACAAGCTGATTACTGATGAGGGTATCGGTCGTATGCCTGAAGGTGGCCTGTTATCTGAGGATATATACCAAGCAGGTGGCGGTACTTCCGATGGGATATTTAAGATACTGGCTGAGAACAGCGGTGGTTGGCGAACTAAACAGAACGGTAACGGACATGGTGATCCATTGGATGACTGTGAGGATGCAAGTGGTGATCCTGCGGAGCAGGCACAGCAGGAAGCCGAGTGGAAAGTCAAGGTAGCTCAAGCGGCACAGGCCGCCAAGATGATGGGTAAGTTATCAGCAGGTATGGAACGCTTCGTTGATACGATACTCAAGCCCAAGGTCGATTGGCGTGATGTGATGCAGAGGTTCCTTGTCAAGGTGCGTAATGCTGAGCGTACTTTTAGTAGGCCCAATCGTAGATTTGTTTCACAAGGATTGTACTTGCCCAGTGTAACAG